GGATTTCCGGTGTCACCCACCACGACTTAGGTTTACGTGCCCGGTAGAACGCTGAATCCCCTGTTGGGGGAAGCCCGCTCAGGAAGTCGCGGAAATCGGCCCAACTTAAACGGCGGCCGATGTCCCATCGGGTGTAGCCGCGGTTGATGAGGTCGGCGTTGATGGCGCCTCCGTGCTCCTCGAGGAGCTTCCGGAGGCCAGAAATTCCCCCAGGGAGATGTTCGACTCTTCCTGCCACTGAGTGAACACCTGATTGATCTGCCCATCAGCCGCCGTCGACAACGCCTCAAACTGGGCGGGTGACATGACGTGCTTCAGCATCGCCAACCGCGCATTACGGACACGCTTATTCAACGGAACCGGCGGCAGGTCACTGTAAGGCCGCAGGTTCTGCAGCACCTCAACAGTTGGTGCTGTGACCTCGTCCTGCTTCTTACCATCAATGACAACCCGAACGACTTTGACACCTAGTTCCTCGAGCCGCCGCCGGGTGCCCTTCATCAACGGCACCCACACCGACTTCTCACCGACCGGTGTCTCATCCAGGTCTGCGGCGACCGCGATCAGCTCAGATTCAACATCCAACGCCTCCACGGAAGCCGACATCGCGTCTTGTGTTTCGGTGTCGAGGAAGTCATGCCGGGGGATCTTCAGCACCAAGGGTTTGCGGCCCTTCACCGGGACGGTGATGGTGATGCGGACCCGCTCATCATCCATCCCTGGGATATCAACGCGTGTCAATGGAGGAACCTTTCACTTGACTCTCGGGGTTATCATGGGCAAATGCGAAGAATGGCCGAGACGTGGGCGACGAGTAACCGATTTATGCTGGTCGCAGCACTGTTGTGGCTGGTCGCGATGGCTGTACTCGCCGCGTCGTTGTCGCCTTGGCTATTAGGTGCGGTCATCGTCGGCGCAGTGTTGGCGCTGATAACGAACCGCTGAGGAACCTAGGTGGGCCTGGCGGGTGGCAGGCTCCTCCGGGAATTGACCACCCGCCAGGAGCTTTATGAGCCTGCGGTGACGTCCGGCTCGTCGATGTACTCGTTCACCGCATCCGGATTGTTCGGCTGCGTACCCGACGCTGGCTTATAGCAGTCAATGGTCACGGTCAGCATGGTGAGCTCGGAATTGTCGTACTTGACAGCTTCGATCTCATTCACGCATCCCTCAGGGATGACGAGCATACGAGTCTTCACACCGTCAACAACACGCACCACAAAGCTCGACCGTTCGGGGAGGCGGTCCTTGTGCCGGACCGTCGTCTTGCGGTAACCGCCGGTGAGGTCGGTGGTGACATTCGAAACACCCCACACGGTCCGCAACACATCCGGATCGGTGGTCTCCAAGAACGAAACCTTCACCGATTCCTCGTAGTCGTCGAGGGTCGTCCGAACCACATCACCACCGAACGCCTTATGGCGGGTGACGGTGCGCTTCGGATCGTTGGTGATTCCGTTCTCATCGATCCAACCGTGACCAACAAACGCCACAGACAGCGTCTGAATCGCAGAAGTGGGGAGAGGGGAACCAAGTGGTGCGCGGAAAAAGCATTCATCGCCACTGTCGTGCGTGGCTACAAAGATCTGGCCTGAATTAGCCAATTTAATCGCCCCTTTCAGGCGTGAGTGGAGGAGCCTGAAGGGTTTTCGATATTCAGTTAGTCAGTAGAAACCCGCAAGGTGGCATGGAACTGGCAGCGCCTGCGGTCTTGGATATCTGGATCGTTGTAATCCGTTGGCCCTTGAATGTCCTGGCATCCGTGGATGAACGACCCTAGGAACGATTTACCGGTGGCGTTCTTGAACGCCTGAATCCCAGTGCACGCCATGTCTTCGGCTGTTGAACTGTCAGACGCCCAGCACTCCACAAGGATTCGCGGTTCAGTGAACGCCGGGTTGTTGTAAGCACCGGGAAGGGCGGAGACGATGATGTAGCTCGCGGCCCGCGGATCGGGGGCCTCATCGCTCACATTGATAGCCGGGAACACGTCCTCGAGTATCGCGATAGCAACTGGTACACCGGGTTTCGGCTTGGGCCAAGAGTTAGCCATTACCGTACAGGGCTTTCAGCAGCGTCTGATGTTTCGCATTCTTGCGCATCGCCATTGCGGTGGCAGTGATCACGGTGGTGCGCCAGCGGCCTTGCGGCCGGCGGGCGCCCTGTCGGGACGATGTCTTGAACCCGTCCGTCAGACCAGCCGCCTTATTGGCGTCAGCAGCAATATCCTCTGCCAACGACTCGAGGGCCTTCCTGACGCCCGGTTCGGAACGCAGCTTGTAGAAACCGCCGACGTTCCACTTGATGTCCACCTTGCTACTCGCCATCAGACATCACCGCCCTAACCCAATACCCGTGAGCGAACACGGCCACCGATTCATCAGGGCCGGTAAGGATTTCGAGGTTGTTGTGCTCATCAGTGGCATACGCGCACCGACCCTCAAAAGATTCCTCACCGTCCTTCGTGTGAACGGTGATCAATGCTGAATCCGCTTCAGTTTCACCACGGAGCCGGGTTGGAACCCGAACGGCCCATAATTGAAATCCTCCGCCCAACCAACAACCTCAAACCTCCCAAACGGAAGGTCGACAACGTCTTTGGGTTGTGAAGCGACACCTGGTGGAACGTACAGGTCTATGTCAGATTCCACCCGTGTCGTATTGGGTTCGAGTTCTCTTGTGGGAGCCCACCCAATCACCCTCACCGCCCTACCAGTAACTGTAAGCGCTGGTGTGTAGACGTCCGTTGGGGTGTTCCTTGCTGTGGAGGTACCAGCGGACCAGGTGTGCCAACCCACTTCGTAGGGGGTTGGGTAGGTCACTCGTACCCGCGATCCGAAACCAGGCGGACAGAGGTGAATCCACCACCAATGTTGCGCAGCATCAACTTGTCCGACTTCCACAGCCCAAGGTTGGTGTTGTCGCGGTAGATGACGGAGAAAGGCCCAGCCTGCAAAGAAGCCGGACCTTCCGCCACAGGAGTCGTAAACGCACGCGCTACCAGTTTCGAAACAACCACAGCAACCACAGCCGGGACTTCGTCGTCGTCACCGTAGGTGACACCCAAGTAGCCTTCGACGATCGCGGAGGCTTCGGCGAGGAGCCCTTCTAGGCGGTCTTCCTCATCAGAGGTGAGGTCCCTACCTAGACGGGCTTCAACGTCGGCTTGGGTGGCCAAGCTCATGGCTAGCTGCCGCCCGACGGGACGATCGCCGCAACCGGGCTCGAGGTGATCACATTGGAGCCGTAGGCCACGTTGTCGCCGAGAGCGTAGGCGAAGCGCGCCTTGAACCGGAACGCAACCATGTCACGCTCAGCCAGGTTGATCGAACCAACCGTGGCCTGGTCGAGGAACTTCACCTCAATGTCCTGACGCACACCAATCACCACACGCGAGCGGTCCACGACGAGGGCTTCCGCCATCGCGGGATCCCACACCAGCACGTCACCACCGGCATCATCAGCGACAGTTCCAGTCGCGTAATAGACGTCGAGGCCGTACAGGTTGTCCACCGAGGCCGGGGAGTTCGACATCGACGACTGGAAGATCGGCTCACCCGTCGTAGCGCGCAGGTTTGCGAACCGGTACTTCATGCCCTTACGGGTCAACAGAGTCGTCGGATCGTACTTATCCGACAGCGCCGCAGCAGCCGAAAGAAACGCGCCCGCAAGGTCAGTCGCACCCGGAGTAGCCGAGATGACCTGATGATTCGCACCACCAGCAGCAACCGCCGACGGGAGCAGCGCATTGGACGTCCAGGTGGCGGGCTTGTGGTTGCCGAAAATCACCGCAGCATCCAACGCATACGCGATAGCCTCACCGCCGGCCTTCACAATGTCAGCCACAACATTCGTGGTCGCATCATCCAAAACGTTCTCGTGGATCGGGACGATCACAGCGAGTTCCTCAGCGACGAGGGTCTTGTCGCCCCACGTCACCTCAGCGGTCGGCTTAACGCCAGCCGAAGACGTAGCGGACTCCTGCACCCACTTGGCGTGAGGCTTCGTCGCCAACACCGGCTCATGCACCGTCTTCGTGCCCATGTTGCGGGTCGGGAATGCCTTCAAAACCGCCGACGTACCGGCGGTCCAGTTCAGAAAATCAGAGGCGTACGCTTCCTGGATCAGCGTAGCCACATCAGAGCGACTGA